GAGTTGGTAAATCCTCATTATCCTCAAAACTCACACTACATTCCACATGCATTTCCAAAAGAAATGTACTTTCCAATGCCGGAGCAAGAGATAAAGGCTATTTCGGCCGACAAGTTTGGCGAGAAGGCGGATTGGTTCAAGGTTCTTTGGGTAAACAGAAACGCCACCAGAAAGCTTGGCGCTGACGTTATTTCCTGTTTTAATGACTTCCTGAATGCGCTTGAGAAAAAGCACGGACACCGCAAGGCCATGATGATCATGCACACAGATCCCTTTGATATCGAAGGAGCCAACCTGGTGGAAGTCAGCAATCTCTATGGTCTTCGCGATCATGTCATGTTCTCAAATGAGAAACTTGCCCCAAAGGACATGAATCTCATGCACAACCTTTGTGACACTCTGATAAACATTGCAAAGGCGGAAGGATTTGGCCTTTCAACACTCATTCAGATGATGGTAGGAAAGCCAATCATCGCCATGACAACAGGTGGCATGACCAGACAGGTTGTTGACCACAGAGACGGTACCGAGAATGGCGTTGCCATTCCCCCGGCATCCCAACAGCTTGTAGGCTCTCAGATGGTTCCGTATATTTATGAAGATTTTACAAACCACCAGCAGGTAGTGGATGCCTTTATGAAGATACACGACCTAACGCCAGACCAGAAAGAGTCCCTTAAAAAGAAGGTGTTAGAATATGTGGATTATGAGTTTAACTTCCAGAAGGTTGTGGAGAAGTGGGACACAACACTTGAAAATTGCATAAAAGACTTCAAGAAACAAAAGCCAAGAACATGGACTTTCAAGGAGCTACAGAATCCAAATCCAACTCCTATCACCCAGGAACAGAAAACCGAGCAAGTTTTGAAACAAAATCAAATTGCCATAGATCCAGAGGTTCAGAAACTTCCAATGGACATAACCTCCTATTTGATGAAAAATATTAAGATAACAAGGGCAACGGCAAAATGAAATCTGTTCTTTTACGCGCACCGCTCCTAAGCCAAAGTGGCTACGGGGTACACTCCAGACAAGTAGCTAGGTGGTTATTTGACAGGGCAGACAGGACAAGCAGCCTAGATGTCACGACAGAGCTTCTAAACTGGGGACAGACCCCGTGGTATGTGGACGCTTATGCCCAAAATGATCTTATTGGTAGATGTTTTCAGGCTAGCTCAAACACCAAGGACCTTTATGACGTAACCATTCAGCTGCAACTTCCTAATGAGTGGTGTCCAGAACTTGGAAAATTCAACATTGGTATGACCGCTGGCGTGGAAGCGGACAGATGTAATCCAGCATGGATTGATGTTATCAATAAAATGAATCTGATTATCGTTCCGTCCAAGTTTACAAAAGAGGTTTTTGAAAACTCTGGAAAGGTCACGACCCCCATTGTCGTTGTGCCGGAGTCTTTCTTTGATGACGTTCAGAAATATGAGGAAATAAAGCCGCTTGACTTCCAGCCAGAAACCAAGTTCAACTTTCTTGTGTTTGGTCAGGTAACCGGAGGAGACGCCTCTAGTGACAGAAAAAATCTACCACTTACTCTCAAGTGGCTTTGCGAGACGTTTGCTGACAAGCCAGACGTTGGCATCATCCTGAAAACAAACATGGGCAGGTACACGGAAGCAGACAAGCATCTTTGCACCCAGTCCCTCACGCAACTCTTGCAAAACATAAACAAGCAGGCAAATCCAAAGTTTTATCTACTCCACGGGGAAATGTCCGAGGAGGAGGTCGTAGGACTCTACAAGCATCCGACCATCAAAGCCCTGGTAACCCTTACCCACGGGGAAGGATTCGGCTTACCGATCTTGGAAGCTGCCGCATGTGGTCTTCCGGTGATTGCCTCTGGGTGGTCTGCTCACACCGAATTCCTGAGCCTGGGTAAGTACATTAAAATTGAAACAAAGCTGGGGTCAGTTCCACAACCACGTCTGGATGGTCACATCTGGATGCAGGGGTCCCAGTGGGGTGTGCCCGATGAAATGGACTTTAAAAAGCGCGTTGTTCGTTTTTATGAGGACTCTAGTGTTCCTCGACAGTGGGCCGGGGACTTAAAGCAGAAATTGGCAAAATCTTATAATTTTGCCTCAATTTCAAAATCATATGATGATGCCCTGGGAGCTATTTTGTAAAATGTTAGTTTTTCTCCTAATTACCTTGATTGTCATTTTGCTTCTGGCGCTTGCGGTCACATGCTTTTATTTGATTCGGTTTGCCAGAATTATATTTTCAATTGAGGACCAACTTGAGAATACACTAGAGACACTTTCGACAGTAAGCACCTCCCTGGAAGACCTTCTGAAGATGAAGCTCTTTTTTGATTCAAAAGAGGTAAAATATGCAGTGGAAGAGGCGCTATCGGGGGTAAAATTAAGCAAAGTTGCAGTGATTCAGCTTATAAATGACTTTACTCGTCTCAGTAAAGAAAAATACATAACGGTGAGGTCAGATGAAGAAGAAGAAGACAGCGAAGAACAAATTCAAACAAGGAGGCAAGCCGAAAGGATTGCCCAAATCGAAAGTTAAACCAGCAGGCATAGTAGCAGAAAGCCAAACTGAGCCCGTTGAACAAGAGCCCGTGCTAGCATTATCCCCACCAGTACCGTTGCTTGAAAATTCCAAGAGGAAGATTTCTCGAAAGAAGCCTGGTTCAAAGTCTATAAACTATTTTGACGGGAACACGCAAAAGGCAATCGTCGCCTACCAGAGTGACGTGACCTACGAGGGCAAAAACAAGATTTACCTCGAGAAAATCTACCCAGCATTTGACTCCCTTGTGGAGAACCTTATCAACGTTTATGGGTTCACGGTGATGTATGAGTCCCGTGGGGACCTCAAGAACGAATGTCTTGAGTTTCTTTATGGGGCTCTTCCAAAGTTTAATGTGGAGAAGGGCTCCAAGGCTTTCTCCTATTTCAACGTCGTTGCCAAGAATTGGTTAACGATTAAATCTAAGCAAAACGCCAAGAAGACCCAGACTTATATTTCCATCGACAACAGGGATGCCATATCCGTGCAGGACATGGAAACAATCGAGGGCTACAAGATCGCCCCAGACGGGGAAGAAGTAATGGCAGGCAGGGAACTGCGTGGTCAGATTTCGGCTCTCGTGAAAGAGATCGGCGGCAAGGTCAAAACGGAAAATGAACAAAATTGCGTAAAAGCTATTAAAATTCTGATAGATAACCTTGAGGAAGTTGACCTTTTAAACAAAAGAGCTATTCTATTATATTTAAGGGAAATAACCGGTCTTTCTTCCAAGCAACTTTCCATCGTTCTTGCCTCCCTGAAGAAGCACTATAAGGAACTGAAAAAACGTGACGAATTCCAATTCTGAAAATGAACATGACGAAGCCGACGACGAGGAGATGAGTGAAACCAATATTCCAGTTGGTTCCTTTGTCGCCCCACCGCTTGTAGAACTTCAGGAGAAAAACGCAAAGGAACTAACTTCCTTCAATGAGCTTCTGGACTCCTTGTCCTCCACGGAAGACAAACAGAAGTCTCTCTGGAGACAGATTTACGAGAACGCCATAACCGACAGGATGAACGCCTATATTGTTTGGGTTGATCTCTACAGGGACGTTCAGGGGAGACCGTCCGAGCATGGTATTCATGGACAAAATCTCTCCAGGTACATGGAGAGAATGTCCAAGGCAAACGATCAGCTTTTAAAGCTCGCTGAACTTGTCGGAGGCGCCAAGAAAAAAGACTCCTCAGAAATAACCGAGGATGCCCTTTACCAGCAAATGGAGAGCGAATCCAAAGGGCTGAAACATTAAGCTTATTTAGATTTCTTGTCCTATGATATTTATCGAGTATGACAAGAACGACTACTGCCATTTCAAGAAGAACCGTTGGTGGCTCCACCCTTGGAAGACCGACCGCTGAGCTTCGGGCTGCTTCCACAACCGGGGCTATGCCCACTCTCCAAAGGGCGGTCGTGGTGGAGATTATCGATAATCCTTCTGCCCTGACGGAGGAACAAAAGCAAATTCTGGCAGACCAGGTTAACAACCCCGAGTTTGTTGATATTTTGCCGGTTAACTCAATCCTCGCCAGGATGGTCTCTGACTCTCAGGATGCCGGCAATCCAACCTCTGCCCTGTTGTTCCCTCTGTTTTCTGGGTGTATGGAACTTCCTATTGTCCCCGGGGAACACGTCTGGGTTATCTACCCAGATTCAGCAAGGTCCGGCACCGTCATCGGTTATTGGATAACCAAGGTCTCCGAGCAACGCACCGTGGAAGACCCCAACTACACAGTCCACGACAGAAGGTTCTTGCCCCAGTACAACCCCCAGGCGTTGTCAACTACCGAGAGGTCCCAGAACCAGGATATAACTCCCGATTTTCCAAATGGGGCAGGTACCCCGGCAACCGCCACCCTCCGGGTAACCGGCTCCAACAACGAGAATCCCTATGATGGAATTGTGGAAAACAGTACCGCCATAGCAAACTTTACCTTTGAGCCGGTACCGAGGTGGAATAAGCGCCCAGGGGAGTATGTCATCCAGGGAAGAAATAACTCAACGATCGTTCTTGGGGAAGACCGAACGGGGCCGGTTGTCCGGGCAGAGGCAGATGCCATTGGCAGGGCCGGGTCCATAGACCTGGTTGCAGGTCGCGCCAGAACGCTCCCTCCCGACGAGAACACAGACCCGGAGGACACTGCCCCAAGACTCATAGAAAATGCCAGGAGCAAGCTGGAGGTCAACAAGACCCCATATCTCATTGATGGCAGGCAGGATAACCCAAGGGAGGGAGACCCGGACCTCATAAATGACGCCGCCAGACTTCTGGTAACCATGCAATCCGAGGTAGATGTCAACTTTGGCATAACAAATATAAATTTTCCGACCGACACCCTGGAGCCGGTTCAGCCAAATGATGGCTCGGCAGGAACCCTAGGGAAATCCTATGTGGTGGCCAAGGCGGATAATATCAGAATAATCGCCAGAAAAGATGACGACGTGGATGGCACCATCCTCATAATTCGAGAGGGAACGGGCGAGGACGACCTAGCCTATCTCTACATTGACGCAACTGGAAAGCTTCAGATATACGCCCCAGAAATATACCTGGGGAAGGCAACCGGGAAGGCAGAGCCCTACATCAAGTGGACCGAGTACAAAAACACCATTAATCATCTTCAAGATGAAATTTCAAGCGTGAGGGAAAAGCTTCAAAATCAACTAGACGAAATTAACACCAAATATAATCGTTTAGTTTCTACGCTCACAATAGCTTTTAGTGCAGCGACGGCAGTTCCATATTCGCCAATAGCCAGTCTTACGGCGGCGGGGTCCAATATAATAAATCTTGGGAGAGATCTAGCGGGGGTTATTACCACGAACAAAACAGAAGCCGAAACGGCCGTAAGAGAAGGTAAGACAAACACAGATCAAGACATTGACAATTCTAAGTCAGAGAGGATATTCGGAGAATGATAACAAAACAAGAACTTGCGGTGATGATAAAAAACGTATCCGTTGAAACGCAAAAAAGAATTGCTCCTTTAGTTCAACGGGCAATAGAAGAATCAACTGGCCACCCTTTGAGACCTTTTGACTTAACAGAAACGGCTTTGCAAATTAATGCCGACTTGATGGCGGAGGTTATAGAACAATACGTTACAAGTAAAATTGGAGATGAAATTTCCATTTTGAGACAAGAATTGATTAATTTAAGAAATATTGTATCAACTTTACCCACAAGTTAATAGTCTTGGATATTTATTTTTATGAGTCAGATTTCTTTCAAGGACGTGGGGGTTAAGGGTTTTCGGCAAGAAGAAGTTCTTAACCGAAACAGAACCCTTATACCAATTGGCATTAAAACCCCGGTAGAATCAGATCCCTCTGAGGGTGGGCTGTTTCTCATGCACACGGACGTAAAGGAACAGATCGCCGACAACCTTAGAAACTTAATTCTGACAAACTGGGGAGAAAGGCTTGGAAATTATTTTTTTGGTGCCAACTTAAGACCCATTTTGGTTGATTTCTCATCAAAACCAGATTTTGATCAGGAGGCTATGGTTAGAATTAACACCGCCATTTCAAAGTGGATGCCCTTCATCACTCCTATCGGCTATGACTCAGCCGTAGACAACATCAACAACCTTTATACCGGAATAGTAAAGTTGACACTAATTTATTCTGTAGCTTCTGTTGGCATAACGAACGCAAGACTGGAAGTAAGCCTCTTTGTAATCTAGGAACACTTAAATGACAACAGATACCAGAAAACAA